GCAAAAACAAAACTTAAATCTCTTGGTCTTACTGATGGCGAATTAAAAGATGCCTTGGGAATAGAATAAATGAGCACATTAAAAGTAGATACAATCGCTGAAAAATCCGCGGCTGGTGGAATAACCTTTAGCAATGATGTTAATGGTATTACACTTGGTGCAGGTACACAGTTTGCTAATAGTGGTAGAATTGTAGTTGATACAACTACCACCACTGTAGCTAATGTAAATGATGGTATAGTAGGACCCATAGATGTTACACTAGGATATACATGGACTATCGCTGACGGTAGTTCTTTAACAGTTTTATAAAGGTAAAATAAAATGAGTACAATTAAAGTAAATACACTGGATTCTACTACCGGATCGTCAATTACAGTTCCTACAGGGAAGACCTTAGCCATCACAGATGCTGGGGCATTAACAATTGGTGGGACTGCAATAACGACAGGTGCTCAAGGGGTTATTTCTAAGACCGCTACTTACACTATCTTAGCTGCTGACTTTACAGGTAAGTCAAGTCTTATTGTTTTCGTTAATGCATCCGCTGGAACATCAACTGAAATAATAATTACATTACCTGCCGCTTCTGCGTTTGGTACTTGCGCTATTCATGTAGTTTCAACAACAGCGCATGGCTCTGGTAACAAGGTAACGATTAAAAATAGTTCGGCTGTGGAACAATATACGCTTTACGGAATAGGGGATCATTGTGAGTTTGTCTCAGATGGCACCACTGCTTTTAGAACTGGTAATGAATTCGTAACTGTGAATGGATTTATCTTTAGAACTTCCAATTTGGCTATGGGTGCAAACGCTACGAATCCCATGTTTTCCTCAGGCGTTTACACCGAAAGGTCTAATATTGGTAGTTGGTTTACTACAGCAAATTACTCTGTCATTGTGCCGTGGGCGTGTCGCATATTAATAGAGAGTCTTGTGTATCAAGATGATACGGCCAACCAATACCTTCAACCAGCAATAAGATATTATTACAGCAGCAGGGCAAGTAACGATTGGATATTTAACACGACTGATAAAATCAACGATCCTGTTTCCAATCTAACACCAACGATCATCCACGATTTTGATGCTGGTGATGAAATTGAATTTAATGTCTTTAACTTGGGGGTGGGGACCGCACATACCGCTGTAGGCAGTGTTAATGGTTATTACACTGGTTGTTATGGGAAATGGACAGTGTTGAGGCGCTTCTAAAATGTATGAAGAATTAGGAGATAAATTAGGCACCGCTATGTATTATTTTGCGGGAAGTGGTGGGCCGCAACATTATATGGTTACAACTAATGCAGTTGGTAAACTTACTTTGGAGTGGTATAAAGACGAACCAGAACCTACCCTAGAGCAACTGCAAGAGGCCTTATGGAAAGGTAATTGGGAACAGACTCGTACACACCGAAACGTACTCCTAGCCGAAACAGACTTTTATGCTCTATCGGATGTTACGATGTCTGCTGAAATGGCAACCTATCGTCAAGATTTAAGAGATATTCCAGCAAGTACGGCAGATTCTAAAGACGTAGTTTGGCCAACGAAACCATAGAAGAAGAAACAAGAGTAACTTTTAATAGATAAATAGATGTAAGAAGATTAAGATTTTTTAGGAGAAATGTAAAATGGCTAGATATGCCGTAGTAGAAAGTGGCACTGTCACAAATGTTATTGAGTGGGATGGTTCATCTCCACATGCTGATTCTGCAACCTTTGTTGCAGCTGAAGGAGAAGCTAATGCCCAGATTGGTGCTACTTATAACGGTAGTGCTTTTGCTTATACACCACCTGCGGCACCAGCACCAACAGCGGCACAAGTACAAACAGCGGCAGATAAAACCTCAGGGCATGATAAATTGGTAGCGTTAGGATTAACTGCTGATGAAATCTCTGCCTTAGGCATTCAGTAAAAAGATATTAAATGTCTAGTTATATTGGTAAGGAACCAACCTATGGCGTATTCATTATGCAATCCGCCACCGGTGATGGTTCTACTACAACCTTAACTTTAACAGCAACAACAGCTGATGCGACTCAGCTGATGGTTTCTGTTGGCGGTCTATTACAGAAACCAAGGACTGCTTATAGTATAAACACTGCTGGTACCATTTTAACTTTTAGTGAAGCTCCAGCTAGCGGCATAGAAATTTTCCTTGTTTTTCTAGGCAAACAATTAACAGGTCCTAGAATAAGTGGAGATGCCATTTCTAGTCAAACTGCATTGGGTACTACTCCAGCTGATGATGATTATTTTCTTATTTACGATACGTCGGCCAGTGACTTAAAGAAAGTTGAAAAACAATATGTATCAACCAATGTTGTTTTAACTTATACAACTAGGTCTTTTACTGGTGATGGTTCAACATCAACATTTACAATTAGTGCGAGTAGAACAGTAGATGATATTTTAGTATTTATAAATGGTGTTGCTATGAAACCTACTGATGATTATACTGTAGCTGGAACTACTTTAACTATTACGGGGGTGGCTCCAGCATCAGCATCAAGTTTGGTAGTAAGAGAATTGCCGAAATAATAGGATATAAAAATGGGTAGAGAACGAGAATTAGCAGAAATTATCTCAGCATCAGGCATTAATGTACCTAGTGCTGATACTTTTCAAGTATCAGGTACTGCTAGAATAGCTAATACCTATATAGATGTGCCGGATGGAGCGACTGGATCAAGACCAGGTACACCCAGTGTTGGTATGTTGTATTTTAATACCACTACTGATAATTTAGAACAATATACTTCTGGAGGTTGGGCTCCTATTGAACAGGCTCCAACCGTTACGGCTATTAGTCCTACTACTTCTTCTGTAACAGGAACAAGTATTACATTGACCGGCTCAGGATATAAAGCAGGTTGTACTGTTCATTTTGTTGGAACCGACAGTGTTGCAATAACCGCTGGATCAGTTTCAATTACTAATGCAACAACAATTGTAGCTACAACTCCAGCTCTTTCGGTTGCCTTAGAACCTTACGATGTTAAAGTAACAAGTCCTGGTGGATTAACAGGAGAGTTGACAGATGGATTAGATGCTGGTGGAACTCCAACATGGACAACTGCCTCTGGTAGTTTAGGATCTATTCTAGACAATGCGACTGGCACACATTTTACCTTAGTTGCTGTCGATCCCGATGGTGGTGCCATTACTTATGCAGAAACTACCGCAGCTTTATCGGGCGGAGGATTCACATTAAACGCTAGTACAGGCGCCATTACAGGTGATCCTACAGATGTTGGTACTAGTACAGTTTATAATTTTACAGTATCGGCAACTGATCCATCAGCAAATGCTTTAAATCGTGATTTTTCTATTACCGTTACACCGAGTTATCATTTATTAGCAACAACTTCAATTGGTGGTGTTACACAATGGTTTCAAGCGGATGTATTAAATACACAACAAACCACACCTTTCACTTTACAGGCTATTGGTGCAGATGTAACATTTGTTACAAAAACCTGGGCCGGTGGTGGCGGAGGTTCAGCAGACACACCAGCAATAGGTGGAGGTGCTGGTTATCAGGCAGGTACATATATTTTATCTGAAAATGATTATATTTTTGTTCAGAGTGCTGGAGGAGGTGGTGGCGACACCGTTAGCACGGTCGGTGGTGCTGGAGGTGGCGGCAGTACACCCGGTCAGGGTGGCGCTGGAGGCGGATATTCTGGTTTCTTCACTGGCCAATCGGCAGTTCATGGTTCTAGTGTATTACTTGCTGGTGGCGGCGGTGGTGGCGCATACTACAGTCACGCTGGTGGTCATGGAGGTGGTTCTTCTGGAGGACAGGGTGCCAACTCAGGCGGCGGAGGCGGTACACAAAGTGCTGGTGGCGCTTCGACAAATAATCCACAATCCGGAGGATCGTCAGGAGCAGGTGCGGCACTCGCAGGCGGCGCTGGCGGGCCATCAGGTGGCCACGGCGCCGGCGGTGGCGGAGGCGGCGGTTACTACGGTGGCGGCGGCGGCAGTGGGTATTCTAATAATCTTGGATCAAGAGGCGGCGGTGGAGGTTCAGGTTATGCTGCGGGAGCTTTAAGTAGTGTTACCCAAACATCAGGCGCTTCAGGAACAGGAGTACCTGGCAATTCAGCTGATTCAGCTAGAGGTGGTGCAGGCACAGGTGGCCCCAAACAAGTTAGTGGTTCAGATGGACGAATATATATAACAGTTAGTTAATAAATAGTATAGAGAATAAATGAATGAGTTATTTAGGAGATTCACCAAAGTTTAGTACTTTTCCATCCCAGAGATTTTCTGGTGATGGTTCTACTACAGCTTTTGTCTTACAGCAATCTACGCCCAGTCCTGCATCTATCATCGTTACTATTGATGGGGTAAAACAGCAGGCTGCAACTTATGGCGTAACTGGTACTAGTTTGGAGTTTTCACCTGGTGTTCCTGCATCAGGTTCAAATAACATCGAAGTTATTTTTATGGGTTTGACAGCAAGTGGTATACCCACAGTTGACCAAACTTTAGGTGTAAATGCTATAATGAGAACAAATGCACAAACTATTAGTGAGAACTTAGTGGTTGGTGCTACAACTAATGCTCAATCAGCAGGACCTATTACGGTTGCTGATGGGTACTCTGTAACAGTTAATGGATATTGGAGTGTAGTATAAAATGTCATTAATCACAGTTTCCAAAATACAAAAAGAAACCAGTTCTACCAATATTGACGTTCCTTCTACTGGCCAATTTATTGATTTAGCATCGGCTGCACAAGGTGATGTTTTATATTATGATGGCACCAGTTATGTAAGATTGGGTGCTGGTACATCTGGCCAAGTTCTTACCTCAGGAGGTGCTGGTGCTAATCCTTCATGGGCCGCGGCCTCCGAAGGCAATCTAGTAAAGACTGAAATATTTCAAACTAATACTTACTCAACTGGTACAGCAAGTGCTTGTGCTATTGATGACACAATCCCAACGAGTTCTGAGGTGCACATGTGTATGGAGCTTGCTTATACACCAACAAGTGCCACAAATAATTTATTGATTACAGCTTTCTTTAGGGGTGCTTGTGCAAGTGATGGAAACTCCATGTATGCTTTATTTAAAGATTCAGATACAGATGCGATTGCGGCGTGGAGGGATACTGAAGGTGATTCAGTTGCTAACAAATTGGGTACTCATTATGTTCATTATAAAGAAGTTGCGGCATCAACTACCGCCAGAACATATAAGGTGGGATTAGGTAGCACATCTGGTGGCTCAATGTATTTTCTCGGAGGCCAGAGTAGTGGTAGAAAACTTGGTGGAGCTTCTTATGGTAATATCATTATTTACGAATTAAAGGTTTAAAATGGCACTAACACAAATAAAATCCTCTAATATTACAGACGGCACAATAACATCTGCTGATATAGCCGATGGCACTATTGTTAATGATGATGTTAGTGCTTCGGCGGCTATTGTTTCTACAAAATTAAGTGGTGTAGAATCAGGTTTTACTTCATTACAAACATTCGTTGCTTCAGGCACTTGGACAAAACCTACTAATATAACAAAAATAATAGTAGAGGTTCAAGGTTCTGGCGGCGGTTCGGGATCTATTGATGCGCCGGGATATGTTGGTGGTGCTGGTGGTGGTGGTGCTTATGCGATGAAAATTCTAGATGTTACAAACATTGATACAGCGACCGTTACTGTTGGTGCTGGTGCTTCCGCTACTCCAGTAGCTGCTGGTAATACATCTTCTTTTGCTAAATTAGCAGGAAGTGGATCATTCACAACTGTAACTTGTGCTGGTGGCGGTGGGGGATCAGCTGGGAGTAACCCAACTCAAGGATATGGTGGTCTTGGCGCTGCTGTACCAACGACAGGCGATATCAATTACGCTGGTGGAAATGGTGCGATGGGAGGAGCTAACTTTCTTACTGCTATAGGTGGGTGGTCTGCATTAGGTGGCTATAGTATGCATTCGCCTAATTCGGGAAGTGAAGCGCCTTTAACTCCTATAGGTTATGGACGAGGGGCTGGTGTCGGTACAGGTTCATCACAGCCGGGTGGTGCATCTGCTACCGGGACAGTAAGAGTTTGGGAATACAAATAGGAATATAATAATATAAATAGTGGTATATATCACTATAAGAGAACACAATAATGGCTTTAACAAAATTAGACGTTTCATCAATTAAAGATGGCACAGATGGTCAGGTAATTACTTGGAGCGCTAGTGCAAAAGCAACAACAACAGGTCCGGGTACTTCTGGTCAAGTTTTAACAAGTCAAGGTGCGGGCGCTGAAGCCCAATTTGCTGAGGTAGTATCTGATGCGGCAGCTATGGCACTGGCATTAGGTTAGGAGATAACGAATGGCAAATTCATTTAAAAATGCTGGTATTGCATTAACTACTACAGGTAGGACTACAGTATATACTTGTCCGACTACTACACCTATTACAACTGCAATTTTACATGCCATTTATATTTCAAATGTAGATGGAGCAAATAGTGTAGATGTAACAGTAGAGGCGACGATTGATGGTGGAACAACTTATAGAAAGATTGGATATTTACTTCCTGTTCCCCCTAATAGTACTTTAATACTGGATAAACCTGTAAACTTAGAAGGTGCTGATGTTTTAGCAGTCCAAGCTTCAGTCGCAAATGACGTAGAAGTTTTTTGCTCAGTGCTTGAGGTAACTTAATATGCCTTATATGGGCATTCAAGAATTAAAAGACGCCAATATTAAATCTGGTTCGGCTACAGGTGATGGTTCAACAACAACTTTTGCAATAGGTTGGACTCCGCCGAGCGAACAATCTTTATTTGTTACGATTAATGGCGTTTTACAAAGTGATGCAGCTCTAAGTATATCTGGATCAAATTGTGTTTTTACTGCTGCACCTGCAAGTGCTGATGACATAGAATTTAAAGGTATTCAAAGTGGTGGAACAGTAACAACTCTAGGAGATGGGGTTGTTAATGCCGCACAATTAGGATCTAATAGTGTTGTGACGGCTTCGATTGTAGACAACAATATTACTACCGCTAAGATTTTAGATAACAATGTAACCGTTGCAAAAATAGCTGGTTCTGCAGCTGCCGCTGCAGGCACGTATTTGCAGCAAAATGGCACATGGTCAGAGGTGGCTACTGGAACAACGTGGCAAGCCGTTAAAACTGCTGACTTTACTGCCGTAGCAGCTGAGGGATACCCATGTAATACAACATCAGGTGCTATTGTAGCAACTTTACCTGTTGGATCGGCAGGCGATACTATAGAGTTTTTTGATTACGCAGGAACTTTTGACACCAATGTGTTAAGGATTACCCCAGGAGGGAGTGACAAAATTAAGGGTCAGGCTGCTGCTCAGCAGATGGATAAGGAACGCAGCGGCGCTTCTCTAACTTTTTTTGATGCTACTCAAGGGTGGGTTCCTACTTCTGGTATTAATGAGGGAACATCGGCATTGTCTATTCCTACATTCAATGTAGAGTCATTGATAATTGCAGGCGGTGGTGGTGGCGGAGCAGCGTATGACGGAGGTGGGGGCGCTGGCGGTCTTCTCTACTACGGAGCAGAAACGCCCAAGACTCCTAATGGGGTTGCTTTGATTTTGGAGCAAGGAAGTGTATATACAGTTACTGTTGGTTCTGGGGGAGCTGGCGCTCCTGGTGCTAATGGGACCGACACCGTGTTCTCTGGTTATGGTATTGTAACACAAACGGCTGTTGGTGGAGGTACTGGCGGTTCGGCGGTAGCGGGTGGTTCTGGTGGTGGTCGTGGCCATGGCGGTGGTGCGGGTGGCGCTGGAACAACTGGGCAAGGTAATGCTGGTGGTTCTGGCGTTTATTGCGGTCCCGGTTATCCATCAGGTGGCGGCGGAGGTGCTGGTGGTACAGGTGGGAACTCAAGTGGTTGCGGAACTCCGGGTGTTGGTGGTGCAGGATTAAATTATTCAATCACTGGATCAAGCGTGAACTATGCTGCTGGTGGTGGTGCGGGTACATGGCAAGGAGCGTACGGTGCGGCTGGTGGTGACTCTGCTGGGGCAGGTAACGTAGCCGCTCCAGATGGACGAGGCGGTGGAGGTGGTGCTGCTAAAGATGGGGGTGATGGGTGCGTAATTCTTCGTATGCTTACTGCCGACTACTCCAGCACAAGCACTGGTTCTCCTGCTGTCACTACTGATGGTTCTTACACAATATTAAATTTCACAGCAAGCGGGACATATACAGCATGACACATTTCGTAAGAATATTAGGAAACAAGGTGACAGATGTAATAGTCGCTGATCAAGCCTTTGTTGATGGAATTACAGAGATGGAGCCAGCGCAATGGATAGAGTCATCTGTTGCTAACAGAGAATGGAATTACGATCCGCAAGCACAGGTTTTTTATCCTGCTCAACCGTATTCATCATGGACATTGGACAAGAGTAGTTGGACTTGGGTATCACCGAAAGATAAACCTGATGATGGAAAGGATTATGTTTGGTATCCGTCTATCGAAAACTGGGCTGAACCAGATGATTCTATTGAGACTTAAATATGGCACTAACTAAAGTAACAAGTGGAGTATTGGCTACTGATGCTGTTGGTGTTGCTTCACTTTCCGCAACAGGAACTGCATCTGCAACTACCTATTTAAGAGGTGATAATGCATGGGCTGCTGTAGCTTCTTCTGGATTAAATTCTGTTCAAACATTTACCTCATCAGGAACATGGACTCGTCCAACCGATGTAACAAAAGTCATAATGGAAGTGCAAGGGGCGGGAGGAAGCGGAAGTTATGAGTCAGCAGACAATAAATGTCATGGTGGTGGCGGTGGCGGATACGCTAGGAAATTTTTAGACGTATCATCAATCTCCACTTCTACTATCACAGTAGGAGTTGGTGGAGCATCAACAACTTCTACGGGGGCTGGAACAATTGGTGGCGTTTCTTCATGGGCAGATGGTACAAATACTATAACAGGAAATGGTGGTGCTGGTGGTTCTGTATCGGTTGACGTAGCCTCTAATGGTGGTACTGGGGTAGGCGGAGATATAAACATTACTGGTGGTAGAACTTCTGGTAATTACGCTTATGGAGATCAGGCGGGTTGTACACCATTTGGTGAAGGAGGCCATGGAGCAGTTGGTGCGGCTGGTAATGTTTTCTATCAAATCCCTACAGGTTATGGTGCAGGTAGTGGTCTTTTTAATAGTTCTCAAGGAACTACTTCATATGACGATTCACCACAGGGCGGTGCTGGGATCGTTATAGTGTGGGAATACAAATAGGATTAACTTTTTTAACAAATATCTAAGAGGGACATTTTATGTCCCTTTTTTTGTATCTTCAATTCTTATAAATAGTAGTAACTAAGTTTGGAGTTCTTCTATATGGCTACCGTTCGTAATATTTTAATAGACCAAAATGCTGATTATTTAGAAACATTTACAGCAAAAGATGATACTGGAACTATAATAGATTTAACCGGAAAAATTGTTTCGGGTAAGCTTAGAAAGGCTTATGCTTCTACTACTTCCACATCATTTAGTGCCGTTACTGTTTCGGATACTGCTGGTACTTATACTTTATCATTGACAGATGCACAAACAGGATATGGTACTTTGGATAGGGGTCGTTATGTTTATGATGTAATTACAACATTAACAGCTACTCCTAATACTATCACTAGGATACAACAAGGTATAGCAACTGTCAGTCCAAGTGTAACAAGAGCAGACGCCTAATAATGTCTACTACAGAATCTTTCTTATCTCAATTAGAGAAAGCTGCTTCTGGGCAGAGTTTAGATATTGTAGAATTTTCTACAATGCTTGAAGATATCTCCATAGAAGATCCTATAGAGGAAGAAGAAATTGTTGAGCAAAATAACGCAGTTGATATTAAATTGTCTAATGGATCCGACTCCGGATCAGATAGCGTTATGGGCGAACAAGAAGATGCAAGAGGAGTGGAGACAATATCAGAAACAGATAAAGTAAATGTTTTACAAGCAATGAATGAGTTGCAATCTTTATTTGAAAATATGGCTGGGGTTCCTATAGAAGAAAAAAAGGAAGAAGTTGTAGAGGAAGTGATAGAGAAGGTAAAACCAACTATAGTTATTGACCCAGCGGTATTAGAAGAAGCCGCAGTAGAGTTAAAGGGTTTGTTTAATAATATAGCTGGTATTGATTTATTTAATGAAAATAAATCTACCACAGAAGTTATTGAAGAAAAACCTATAGAACCTCTTTCTATAGAAAGTAAATATTATAATCTTCCAATTACTACTCCGAAATATGAAATTAGCGAAATATCACAATCGCTGATTGGCCATGCTTCTAATGTAATGAATAGTAGTGAACCGCAAATTGCTGGAACTAAGAGCACAAAGATGGCACAAATGGTGTCAGATGTTGCTCATCTATTAGAACGCCATAAGGTTGATTTACCAGAAGAAGAATATAAAATTTTACAAGGTAATGCTGTAGAGCATACTGTAGAATATCTCAACAAAATTGCTCTTAGTGAGGAAATATCAGGAGAAGTAGAAGAAGGTGATGGAACAGTATCTTATGAAAGTCCTGAGTTTGAAACTAAAGTTAGTTCTATACTCAGAAAGGTTTTGTCCTCTGGGCCTGCTTGGGGTTCTAATGTAGGTTGGGGTCAGGATCCAATGTCATATGGGTCTGGTGAAGTTCTGCTTAAAAGATTAGATGATGTTGATGCTACTAATATAAGTGCTACAGATAAATTCTTGGCTTGGGATGCTTCGGTTAATAAGTTCGTTGCATCAGAGGGTGGAGCGGCTGGTGATATTACTGGCGTTGTTACGGGTGTTACATCAGGCCTTTCTGGTGGTGTTACAACTGGGACAGCAACATTACAGGTAGATATTTCAAGATTAACAGAGTTAGCCGCAGAAGCAGCAACGACTGACTATGTAATGGTATATGATGTTACTGCATCCACAACCAAGAAACTTTTAATATCTAATTTCCCAGGTGATATTCAGAGCATTGTAGCAGGTACGGGGTTGAGTGGTGGAGGAACAGCAGGGGATGTAACAATTAATTTAGATACTGTTTCAGTTGCTTTAGGTGGTACAGGACTTACTGCGGCCGCTAAAGGTTCTGTTTTAATTGCAAATACTGTTGATACCATTAGTGCATTATCAGGTAGTACGGATGGCGATGTACTTACTTATAATGCCGGAACAGATACAATATCTTGGGAAGGTAGTGTAGATGGAGGCACATACTAATGGCTACAAGAATTAAATTTAAAAGGTCAGAAACTCCTGGTTCTGTTCCTGATTCTAGTGATTTAGCTGTAGGTGAAGTTGCTCTTAACACAGTGGACCAAAAATTATATGCAAGAGCTACCGATTTACCGCCGCCGCAACCTGATGAATTTCCTATACCCCAAATTATAGAAATAGCTAATAAAGGAGCTACTGATTCAGAGGTAACAGCAACAACCACTGTGATGTCTATAGCTTTATCATAGGAAGAAAATATGGCTACAAGAATTAAAGTAAAAAGGTCAGAGACCCCTTCGGCAGTTCCCAATGTAAATCAACTCGCAGTAGGTGAAGTGGCTCTTAATACATTTGACCAAAAACTATATGTGCGTAGTAGTGATGCTGGTATTGTAGAAGTAGCTAACAAAGGTTCTACTGACGCTGAAGTAACAACAAAAGCTACGATAATGGCGATAGCATTAGGATAAAGATATGGCAATACCAAATTCAAGAGCATCACTAATAACCTGGTGTAAAAGAAAATTAGGATATCCGGTTATTGATATTAATGTTGATGATGACCAAGTGTCCGACAGAATTGATGAAGCGATGCAATACTTTTATACATTTCAGTATAATGGAATGCAACGTGTTTATCTCAAACATTTAATGACTCAGGAAGATGTTGATAGAGGAAATGTAAACACTGTAGAATCTGTTACAGATGGTGATTTAGTTACTTCTACCCTAAGTGGAGGTATTGCTATCGGAGTTACCAGTATAACATTGGCAGATGGGGAGGCTTTTCCTGATTCTGGTACAATTGTAATTGCTGCTGATGGCACTAATGCAGCCGAAACTATTACATATACAGCGAAAGTGGGAACTAGTGTTTTAACAACAGAGGCGACTACTATAGCACATCTTACTGGCGCCACTGTTACAAGTCAACACACCGTTACCTGGAAAACAAGTCAAGGTTATTTACCTATGCCAGATTCGGTACAAAGTGTTATGAGAGTATTGCCTTTTAGTGACCGCGGCAATCTCAATATGTTTGATATTAGATATCAATTACGATTGAATGACCTCTATGATTTTTCAGATATTTCCATTATTCATTATCAAATGACCATGTGGCAACTAGATTTACTAGACATGATTCTTATTGGTGAGAAACCTATTCAATTTAATGTAAATCAGAATCGACTTTATATTAATATGGATTGGGGAGATGATATTGAGGTTGGTGAATATATTATTATAGAATGTTATCGTAAATTGGATCCTACTACTTGGACAGATATCTATAATGATTTATGGCTCAAGAAATATGCTACGGCGCTTATTAAACGTCAGTGGGGAGAAAATCTTATTAAATTTAATGGCATCACAATGTTGGGTGGTGTTACGATGAATGGTGAAACGATATATACTGAGGCTATCCGAGAACTTGATTTATTAGAAGAACAATCAAAGACAACGTGGGAAGAACCTATAATGTTCAGTATCGGATAATTTTATGCCCACTAATCATTTCTTTTCCAAAGGTACCATTTCTGAGCAATACCTCTATGAAGATTTAATCATAGAAGCATTACAGATTTTTGGTCACGATGTTTATTATTTACCAAGGACTTTGGTAAGTAAAGATGAATTGTTTGGAGAAGATCCTCTTTCTCGTTTTGATGATGCATATATGATTGAAATGTATATGGATACCGTGGAAGGTTATGCGGGTGAGAAAGAAATTATTACTCGTTTTGGTTTAGAAATTAGAGATGAAACTACCTTTACCCTTTCTAGGCGACGATGGTTAGATTTAGTATCTCACGATGCTAACCTTATTAGTACAACACAACCTAATGAGGGCGATTGGATTTATATGCCTACACAGAAAAGGTTGTTTGAGATTAGTTTTGTAGACATAGATGATCCATTTTTCCAGGTGGACAATTTGCCAGTATATAAACTTTATGCTCGCACTGTCGAATACTCAATGGAAGACCTCGATACGGGTATTGCTGATATTGATGCTATCGAAACGAAATATTCTACCGATGCACTAGAGTGGCAGTTCCTCGGAGAACAAGGTCCGACTACTATCTTCAATCAACAAATTGCTATCGAACGAGGCACTTATAGTGGTGCATGGCCAGGTAGTGGTGTTATTGAACTTCAAGATGCTACAAATACACCGCCTGCTGCTGGTCAAATGTTACTCGGAGAAAACGAGACAGGATTCGCTGCCGTGCTCACTGAAGATTCGGATGCATACTATGCCTGGTTTATTATTAATGAAGATTTCCGCATTTCAACATTAGACACTGGCTCAGATAATGAATACTTAGAAACTCAAGCAACAAATATACTAGATTTTACTGAATCGAATCCCTTTGGTGATCCGACAGATAGTATGTAATTATGGAGTAGGAATATGTTAGGACAATATTTTTATAACGAAAGTTTAAGAAAAACTATTATAGCTTTCGGATCATTATTTAATGATATAGCTATTACAAGGAAAAATAGTGCAGGTACGGAAGTACAAACACTAAAGGTTCCTTTGGCCTATGGACCTAAACAAAAATTTATAACTCGTTTAGAACAAGATCCTAATGACAATCAAGCAATAGCTATGACTCTTCCTAGGATAGGGTTTGAAATAAATGGATTTTCTTATGACCCAGTAAGAAAATTAAATAGAATTTTAAAAAAGAAAATTACATCAACTGAAGTAGGTAAAGAATTAAAACAGATGTCTATTCAATATTCCCCTGTACCCTATGATGTGGGATTTGAATTGTTTGTTATGACGAAAAATAGTGATGATGGCATTCAGATTGTAGAACAGATATTACCTTTTTTTCAACCAGAATATACAGTATCAATTAAAGAAGTTCCTGAAATGGATACTATTAGGGATGTTCCTGTAGTTTTGAATAATATTAGTTACGAAGATACTTATACTGGAGATTTTACAGAACGTAGAGCTATAGTTTATACTTTAAATTTTACTGCTAAAGCATATGTTTATGGTCCTGTTTCAACTGGGAAGCCAATCACCAAAGTGCAAGTGGATACATATGATAATCTACAAAGTCAAGCACCTGAAAGAATACAAAGATATACGGTGCAAGCAACCGTAGATTCATCTTTGGGTGATGATAATTTTGGATTTAATGAAACAACCTCTGAGTGGGTGTAATGTCGTGAAAATAGATGATGCGTTGAATGATGTGTTGGGTTTACCCCAAAATATAAAACAGGATATAATAGACCCCAAACCACTGACGGAGACTTTACCAGCGGTGGTAGGAGAGACACAAACAGAGGACATAGACACTGACTATGCCTATAGCAGAACCAACTTCTACAGTCTAATAGAGAGGGGTCAGGACGCCATAGATGGCATTCTACAGTTAGCAAAAGAACAAGAACATCCCAGAACATACGAAGTTGCTGGCCAGTTGATTAAGACTGTATCAGAGGTCACAGAAAGACTTGCCGATCTCCAAGAAAAGATGCAACGACTTAAAGAAGTTCCTGATAAAGGACCTAAAAGTGTTACTAATGCTTTGTTTGTAGGTAGTACTAAAGAACTCCAAGCTCTTTTAAAGGGGGACCATGAAAGTATTGAGAGCAAAAGAGAAACGTCCTAACATTCATTCCTTTAAAATATCTGATTTAAAAATTCAAGCTGCAAGAGAAATTAATGATGATGTTGTAAAAACTGGAGTGATGTTGCACCCTATAGAAATAAGAGACCGTAGAGATATGAGAACGGATAATCTTAGATATGGTGCTAATGGTGCATTATATGTGCATAAAGATTATGATGTTTGGCGAGGTAATAGTAGAGTTAAAGCAGCTATAGATATGGGTTATACACATATAGAAGGAGTGTTTTTAGATGGTAGAAGTTTATAAAGGTAATCCAAATCTAAAGACAGCTCAGGTACGTCAAGAGTATACAGAACAACAGGTAACAGAGTTTATCAAGTGTTCTAAAGATCCCGTATACTTTATTCAAAACTATGTACAAATAGTAAGTATTGACGAAGGCTTAGTGCCGTTTAATATGTATCCCTTTCAAAAAGAAATAGTGGGTACATTCCATAAAAATAGATTTACTATTTGTAAACTGCCACGACAATCTGGCAAGTCTACTACTATTATTTCTTATCTTATCTATTATGTAATATTTAATGAACAAGTTAATATAGCTATTTTAGCTAACAAGGCATCTACTGCCCGTGATTTGTTATCTCGTTTCCAATTGGCATATGAACATTTACCTTCATGGTTGCAGATGGGGGTAATGAATTGGAATAAAGGGTCATTAGAATTAGAGAATGGTTCTAAAATAATCGCAGCTTCAACATCTGCTTCAGCAGTCCGGGGTGGTACTTACAACATTATCTTCCTCGATGAGTTTGCTTTCGTACCATCCAACATAGCAGAACAATTTTTTAGTTCAGTGTATCCTACGATTACCTCTGGTGTATCGTCAAAGGTAATGATAGTGTCTACCCCACACGGTATGAATATGTATTATAAGATGTGGATGGATGCTGTCAATGAGAAAAGTGATTTTGTACCTATTGAAGTATCGTGGCAAGAGGTACCTGGTAGAGATGAGGAATGGAAAGAAGAAACTATAAGAAACACTAGCGAACAACAATTTTTACAAGAATTTGAATGTTCATTCTTAGGTTCTATTGATACTCTTATAAGCCCAACTAAGATACAGGTAATACCCCATTTTGATCCTATAGAGTCTAGTGGTGGTTTAGATATTTTTGAGGCACCAATAAAAGAACATGAATATTGTGTATCGGTTGATGTTGCTCGTGGCCATGGCGGTGATTATTCTGCTTTTGTTGTGATAGATATTACCACCGTACCATATAAAGTAGTGGCAAAGTTCCGTAGTAAAGAAGTGAAACCACTTGTCTTTCCAGATATTATCTATCGTACAGGTAAAAGTTACAACAATGCCCATATGTTAGTAGAGATAAATGATATTGGCGGACAGATAGCAGATGCCTTACACCACGATTTGGGTTATGAGAATATGATAATGACCCAGTTGAGAGGTAGGCTGGGACAAGTAGTGGGTGGTGGTTTTGGCGATAGTCAAGTTGACTTGGGTATTAGAACTACCAAGTCACTTAAACGAATTGGTTGTTCTAACTTGAAACAGTTGATAGAAAGTGATAAACTATTATTCAATGACTTTGATATCATCGTAGAGTTGTCCAACTTTGTTTCTAAGGGACAGTCGTTTGAAGCAGATGAAGGTGCCACAGATGACTTGGTGATGTGTCTAGTATTCTTTGCTTGGTTGACTGACCAACAATACTTCAAAGATTTAACAGATGATGATATTCGTAAGAGACTATATGATACACAGGCAGAGGCCATTGATGCGGATATGGCACCATTTGGTTTTATAGATGATGGTGTCCATTATGGAGAATTAGCTGCCTTTACAGATGATAAGGGTGATTATTGGATACCAACGAAAGCTCCAGATGCCTTTGATGTATATTAGAAGATCCAAGGACCTTTAAGTTCATCCCATTCTTTATCAATAATACAATGGTCACATATCACTACGCTTTGTTGAATAAGTGTAGAAGCTTCTTTTCTTTGTTCGGTATTACGACCATAACGAAAAATGTTATGTTTTATTTTGTTGTGATAAGGATACCATCGTAAATATCTTTCAGTTGTTTCTCCACAAACTGAACAAACCTTATCTTCAAAAGTTTTTAATAGAGCTCTTTTTCTTCCCAAATCACGCATCGGTGTATAGTTTCCTTATTTATTTTTATTTATCACTACACAACAGTGTTTTTAGAAAACTTCAGAATACTAAATAATAAGAATACAAAAAAATGAAGATGTAATTTATATTATCTTTTTTACAATAGACCTAGGAGAGAAACAACATGGGAGATTTAGTCTCACCTGGTGTACAAGTAAAAGAAAAAGACCTAACAACTACCGTAAGAAGTGAACCCACAAGTGTAGGTGCCATGGCTGGCATTTTTACTAAGGGACCTATTTCATCAGTAGTAACTCTTTTTTCGGAAGAAGAATTGGTAGATATTTTTGGTAAGCCTAACGGCACCAATTATGAATACTGGTTTACGGCAGCGTCTTTTTTATTATACTCTAATACACTAAGGGTAGTTAGAATGGAAACTGGAACTGGAGCCACAGCTGTAGTTAATAGTTGTGTTTCGGGCAGTGCAATTCTAATCAAAAATAATGACCATTACGAAAACGGTGATGGTACTACAGGTCCTTTTAATACTGGTACTGCCGCTGTTGGTGAATGGGCTGCAAGAACAGGCGGCGCTTGGGCGAATACCCTAAGAGTCGAAGCTTGCAACACAGCCGCTGGCTATTCGGAAACAGCAAAAACTACAACGACAGCAGTGATGGCAGCAAATGTTGCAGTTGTTCCTTTAGCATCTGCCACTGGTTTTAGTGTAGGAGATATTATCTATCTACAAGAAGCTAATGGTCAGAAATATCGCATTACTGAGATTAATAGTCTTAATGCAACAATCGTAAGATATCCAACAACAAGTGCGCTTGGAGTAGCCAGTGCAATTGCTTCTGGTGTTTCGGTTGATAGGGAATGGCGTTGGGCCGACCAGTTTGATAAAGCACCGGGAACTTCACAGTTCTGTACGGATCGTGGTGGTTTAAACGACGAAATGCATATTATTATACTAGATGAAGATGGGGAAATTTCTGGAACGACAAATGCTGTTTTAGAAAAATATGAAAATGTATCTAAGGGTTCTGATGCCTTGCAAATCGATGGCACAGCAAATTATTATGCTGATGTTATTTTTGCTAGTTCAGGTTATATTTATTGGATGGATCATCCGGCAGGCGCAACTAACTGGGGTAGTTTATGTAAAGGTATTACATTTACTGTTCCGACAAATGCTATTGATGCGAATAGTTTAGTTAATGGTTTAGGTGGTACAACTGCACCAACAGAAGGACAACGTCAGATTGCTTATGATTATTTCAAGAATACAGATGAAGTAGATATTAATTTGTTGATGGCAGGACCTGCTACAGTTGGTAGCGGCACGGCATCAACTCACGGAGTGTATATTACAGATTTAGTAGACGCCAGAAAGGATTGCGTGGGATTTATTTCACCTGCTAAGAGTGATATTATTCCTATCGCACAATCCTATACACAAACTAAAAATGTTAAAGATTACTTTGATTTGTTAGCAAGTTCATCTTATACTGTCTTTGATAGTGGTTATACAAAAATGTTTGACAAGTACAATGATGTTTTTCGGTGGGTGCCTCTTAATGGACACATTGCCGGTTGTTGTGCTCGTACAGATGCCTTAGAAGATCCATGGTGGTCACCTGCTGGTATTGCTCGTGGGCAAATTCGTGGTTCTGTAGGTCTTGGGTATAATCCAAGTCAAGGAGAACGTGATACTCTTTATCGTGCTCGTATCAATCCAATTGTTGCTTTCCCAGGGGAAGGTACAGTTTTATTTGGTGATAAAACTGGGTTGGCTAGAAACAGTGCATTTAGTAGAATTAATGTTCGACGTTTATTCCTCACTATTGAGGAGGCTTGTAAAGTGGCCGCTCGTTCAATACTTTTTGAATTCAACGATGAGTTTACGAGAGACCAATTTAAAGCGATGGTTAATCCATATTTAAGAGATGTACAAGCACGAAGGGGTATGACGGACTTCCTAGTTGTTTGTGACGAAACCAATAACACTGGTCAAGTTATCGACAATAACGAATTTCGAGCTGATATCTTTGTGAAACCTGCACGCTCTATTAACTTTATCACATTGACCTTCATCGCAACACGAACTGGTGTTGATTTCGCTGAAGTTGTCGGTGCGGTCGGATAAGGGGGAAATAACAAATGGCTAATGTTAATGATTTTGTTAATAGACTCTCTGGCGGCGGCGCTCGTGCTAATCAGTATCAAGTAAGATTGGCGGGTCCTGGAGTTAATACCGAAATGTTAAGTTT